GGATGCCGCAAAGTGGATAACGGTGAATGGCACTCATATACCAGTCGGTAAGAATGGCAAACTGGAAGGGAAAGTAGGAAAGAAAGTAGAAAGCCAGCAGTCCTATCCGAAATCAGGGAAAAATCTCATTGAGAGTCCGCCCTCAAAGGATATTCATAGTTACTTGCAAAAGGCCGGAGGTAATCCCGCTAAAGCTATCGTCCTCTATTACGACAATGAACTGCGAGGAGGTTCGGTTAGCACTGAGGTGGAGATATCTAGGAAGAAGCAAACAGTTTCTGTTGTTTTCGATGGCAAAGGGAGAAAGGAATTTAAGAAATTTTCTGGGCACCTACGAGAAATACTAGAGGTTCTTCCTTTTGTTCCAGAAGTAATAGAAAAAGGCTCCTACTTCGGGAGGAAAGAGGCTGTCAACCATTCTCCGCAAGTGGCCTTTCATACAAAAATGAAAAACGTAAGGGTTAATGGCATTAAAAAAACAGTGGCTGTCGATATAGGAGAATCGTCACGCACTGACTTCCATGCGTACAACGTCAACACCGAAGGAAACCGATGGTTTGATAAGAAAAAGGCTTCTTTTGAAATTGAAATGAGAAAAAGAAAAGCCAGAGACGCTGTGCTATTACCGCCTTCTAAGGGCTCGGTGAAAGGTTTACACCGGTCAACAGAACAATCTCTAGCTATGAGCGGAATTGTAGAACGGCCCGAAGAGCCGGTCAAGATGTCAGTCCTAAGAATAAGAATTTTATGAAAAAAAATAGCCCCGTTCTGTTGGTAGCTGAGCGGGGTTTGAGTTAACTGATTGCAAGGGAATCAGTCAATATGAACATTTTACACGA